TGCCTGGCGGGATGCCGGGCCAACCACACACACCGAGAGGGTGCGTATGGCGCTCAAGCAAGTCTATGACGCGCAGTTGGATATTCCCGGTGCCCTCATGGAGCACTACGGGGAAAAAGACGGTAAGTGGGTGCTGGTGCTCGACCCGCCTGCGGAGGATGTGAGCGGTCTGAAAAGTGCGCTCAACAATGAGCGGAACCTTCGCCGGGAGACCGAAAAGCAGCTGGTCGAGTTCAAAACGAAGTTTGAAGGCGTCGACCCCGATGAGTTTCGCAAGATGCAAGATCGCGTAAAGGGGCTCGATGACGCCGATGTCTACGATAAGCAGGGGATCGAGGTCCTCATTGCCCGGCGTACCGAGTCGATGAAAAACGACCACGAGCGGCAACTGGCGACGCTCAAGCGCGAGAACGACCACCTGAAAACCACGAGCGCTGACCTTGATCGCCGCTGGCGCCAGGACCGCATCAAAACGGCACTCCTTGACGCGGTCACCAAAAACGGTGTCTACGAGAAAGCTGTTGATGATGCAGTGCAACGCGGGCTTTCCGTGTTCACGGACCTGGACGAGAAAGGGAACGTCATCGCCAAAAATGGCGACGATACGATTTACGGCAAAGATGGCGTCAACGCGCTCAACCCGAGCGAGTGGATTACCACGCTCAAAGCCAGTGGCCAGGCGCCGCATCTGTGGCCGCCGTCGTCCGGAGGCGGTGCCCCGGCGAGTCATGGCGCCAATGGCGCGGGCGGCATCGATTGGAACAGCATCACGAATCCGGCAGAACGCCTGACCCGCTTCCGCGAGTGGCAGGCGACGCAAACCCGCTAACTCCTCCCCTGACGAGCCTCCTGGCATGGCGCTGAGGCAGGGCGAGGGAACATCCGTGGAGGAAACATCCCTATGGCCCTGACTATTGTTGAGGCGTCCAAGCTCAATTCCGGCGATGTCGCCCGCACAGCGATCGTGGAGATGTACGCGAGGAATTCTGACATCCTGAGAGTGTTACCCTTTGAAGGCATAGCGGGCAACGCACTCAAGTATAATCGGGAGGATATTTTGCCCGGCGTGGGGTTTCGCGGGGTGAACGAAGGTTTCACGGAGTCGGTGGGCGTCCTGAACCCCATCACAGAATCCCTTGTCATTGCTGGGGGAGACCTGGATGTTGATAGGTTCATAACCCAAACCATGGGGGCGAACCAGCGCAGCGTGCAGGAAGGGTTGAAGGTGAAGGCCCTCGCGCATCGCTGGACCCTCGCCTTCATCAAGGGCGACAGTAGTGCCGATCCTCGAGAATTTGATGGTCTACAAAGGCGTATCCCGCCAGGGAGCTCGCAACTGCTCGATGCCGGGGCCACGTCGGGCGGGGATGCGCTGTCGCTCTTCAAGCTGGATACGCTGATCAGCAAGGTCGATGATCCCAACTACCTCATTATGAACAATACTATGGCTCTGAGGCTGGCACAGGCGGCCCGCAATACGGCGGTGGGCGGCTTCATTACGTGGGACCCCAATCAGTTTGGGCAGCGTGTCATGGCCTACAACGGCATTCCGATCCTGGTCGCCCGTGAGGATAACCTCGGCAACGATATCCTGCCGTTTACGGAGGCCAACCCTGGCGGTGGCGCAGCAGCCAGCACGAGCATCTATGCGGTGCAGATGGGCGACGGCGGGCTCGTTGGGATACAGAATCAAGACATAAGCGTAAGAGACCTAGGAGAATTAGAAGCTAAGCCGGTTTTTAGGACCAGAGTGGAATGGTATGCTTCGATCGCGGTTTTTTCGGGCCGTAGCATGGCGCGCTTGAGGGGGGTAAAGGATGCATCTGTGGTAGTATGATTAGATGCATCCTTGTATATACTATGGATCATAGCGATGCTTGAGTCGACTCCATATAGCATGCTGGCTAACACCGTAGCGTTTTGCAAGGGCAGTCTGCGTCCATGCGCCGCTATCCCACAAGGCCAGGGCTTCAGCCCACTCAGCATCACTTATCTTCCAGTTCGCATTGCGTTCTCCACGTGGGGCTCGTTCACGATGAACCCGCAATCCACTGCGATCCCCTCGGGCCAGCAATTCAGGATGCGTAACATTGACATTGCGGCCTTTATCAACGCAATCAACCATGTTAGCAGTTTGTGTTCCTTCCCAGAGGTGTGCAGGGTTACAACAGGCCCTGACGTCGCACGTATGCAGCACCTGCATCTCAGGCGCTGGCCAGCGGCCATGGTGAAGAAAGAAACTGGCGACATGTGCCCCGTCATGGAGCAAGACGCCATTCTCTCGGACCTGAAATTGTCCATAGCCATTCTCATGCACGCTCGCTGTCCACAACCAGCACTCGTCTGGTCCGGCTATGGCTACTTTGCTCCAAAAGCGTTCTTCGAGCGTTTGGGGCCAACGTATGGCCGCTATCGCAAACGTTTGGCACTGCCGACAACAATAGGTTGCTTCTTTGAGACGCGAGGGGGCGACCTCAAAAGGTTTGCTACAAGGTTCGTAGGCACAGATCAAGCTGGTGTATTCAGTCCGGCGATGCCGACTTGCCAACTCAGAACATCCATGCGAGCAATACCGCATGCCTCGTTTTGCAACAGACGGTTTCGCTTCAAAGGACTTGCTGCACGGCTCATAGGCACAGGTCAGCGTGACGCGACGTTTTTTGGACTCGGCGGCAACCGCGTTCCCCAAATTACCACAGGCACGCGAACAGTAGATTTTGGTGCTTTGCTTGAGTCTCGAAGGAAATACTACGAAGGGCTTGCTACAGGGTTCCCACGCGCAAATAACTGGAATACCGTTGACAGGCTCAACCATCAGACAACCTCCCTATTAGGTCGATGTGATATGCAGTTAGGCCCTCGTGCTGATAGGGCAACACAAGGCTTGGATACGAGCGGTGATCAGCCGCTACCTAACCACACGAGTATAGCATAAATGCTTGTGGAAAGAAAGGAAACATAGTGACGACTGCCGTATTCGATAAAGCCCTAGAACTTTTAGCACCAGGAGCCGCTTTGGCTGCCAACGGTAGCAGTACCGGCGTACTCCTCTACCCGCGCCAGTTTCCGTCTGCAGATTGGGTGGTTTACCTGTCCGCGGTCGTTGCTACGGGCACGTATACGTTCAATCTCCAGGTCAGCGACCTCGTGGGTGGCACGTATACGACGGTAGCCACTATCACATGGCCTCCCGCTGTGGCGGCTGGCAAGCTGTCGGTCGGGATTAAGGGCAGTCAGGCGCAGTGGTTTGACAACGATAGCAAATTTGTCCGCGTCAACTATGTGATCGGTGGGACCACGCCTGGCGCCGTCGTGGGATCGTATATCACGCTCCCATCCAACAATGCTGGCCTTGCCGTCGATGTCGGTGATATATATACATTTGTATAATATTCTATATTGTTCATAGAATGGAGGATCATGCCATGCCTCAAAATCCAGTCATGGTCTATGCCAAAGAGGACGGAACTCCCTGCTACATGCACACCGTCGATGCCGCCGAAGCCGTGCGCCTGGGCGATTATACGCCCGCCCCGCCTGGCGGCAAGGATGTGGAACCCGAGGCCCGCGCCTCGGCCATGAGCCGCTTCCGTACCGGTCAGGGCGCCACGCATCCTGAGCTTCAGACCGAGGAGGAGCGTGAGGAGGCCCGTGCCAAGGCGAATGAGCAAGCGGAGCTGCTGGCAGGCGTGCCCGAAGGCGCGCAGGTGGTCGTGATGGCGCCGACACCCGCCACCATGCCGACAGCGCGGAGTACGGCGCGCAGCCACCAGGCGACGGCCAGTAGCAGTACGCCACCAGCGACCCAGCCCGCCTCGCGGCGCAGTGAATAGGCCAGGCGATGGCGGTTGAGGACGTGACGATCGGGCAGTGTCGATTGATCTGTGGGGATGCGTTTGCTTTCGCGTCCGATATCCAAGCTCATGCCCTGATCAGCGATCCTCCCTATGGGATGAACTTTGATTATACGAAGAAGCGCGGCGTGTCTGTCTATAGCTCTAATGGCGAAAAACGCTTAGAAAGCTTCTATACGGACCGTCCTCTCAAATGGCATGGGTCTATTGTTGGGGATACTATGCCGTTTATGCCTGAGCCATTCTTGCGGTTTCCCCAGATTATTCTCTGGGGCGCGAATCACTATGCCTCACGATTGCCTGATAGTGGGGGTTGGCTTATCTGGGACAAGCGGGTCGGGATGGGCTCTAATGATTTTAGTGATTGCGAACTGGCCTGGACCAACTTGCGTGGAGCGACGCGCCTGCATCGCCAGCTCTGGAGTGGCCTCGTGCGCGAGGGCGAGGAGGTCGGGAAAGTGAAGTGTCACCCCGCGCAAAAACCTATTGCTCTCATGCGCTGGTGTGTCGAGCAAACGACTGGCACCGTTTTCGACCCGTTTATGGGTAGTGGGACGACCGGTGTGGCCTGTGTAGAAAACCAGCGCCCGTTTATCGGCATTGAAATTGAGCCACGCTACTTTGATGTGGCTTGTCGGCGCATTGAGGAAGCGCATCAACAGATGCCGCTCTTTCCCGTGGTCCCTCGCGGTGTCGAACCGCAGCAAGCGTCCCTCTTTGCGGCAGCAGGAGGTGCCTGACATGGTGCATCACGTCACGCCCTGGCTGTCCTGGGGCTGGTACCCTGAGCTGTCGGACTGGCGCTGGTGGTATTGTCTCGACGTGGAAGATGCCCCCTATGTCGTGTGGAGTCTGGAGTTGGGCCATTTCTGTGTGCGGGTGCGTTGGAAGCGTCCGCCTGCAGTGGGAGGCTCTTAGCCATGGCCCTGGATGCCACTCCAGGTGGCGCGAATAGTAATTCTTATACCACGGTGGCCGACGCGACCCTGTACCTCCAGCAGCGTCCGTATCACGAGGCGTGGAATGCCGCGCTGGTGAGTGGCGACGCGGCCCCGGCGCTGATGTGGGCGACCAGCCTGCTCGACAGCCTCGTGCACTGGTACGGGACGCCGACGACGCTGACGCAGGCCCTTGCCTGGCCGCAAACGGGGCAGGTGGATCGCTACGGGCGTCCGCTCGATCCGCT